GATTTCAGATTGAACTCTGAGACTGATTTGCGTAAGGAATTTGCTGGTTTGCCAGCGATTAAAGAGTTCTCTACGGTTCAGACAGCGCATAAGCAAGTTATCAATGCTCTTAACAATCCGTCTGCTGCTAACGACTTGGCTGCTGCTACCAAGTTTATGAAGTTGCTTGATCCGGGTTCTGTAGTTCGAGAGTCTGAATTGGGTATGGCTATGGCTGCTACAGGTGCTATTGACCTGATGGGTAACTACTTACAGCGTTTGCAGAATGGTGAACGTCTAAACCCTGCTCAACGTGCAGACTTTAAGAAAGCCGCTGAATTGGCTTATAAGGCTGCTGAAGATACCTACGATCAGATTAGACAGCAATACGTTGACTTAGCAAATAGCTATAACCTAAATCCAGACAATATTGTGTTGAAGCAAGGTAAGTCTGCTGCTCAGGTAACAGAAACTCGTCCTGAAGGTGTTGGTAAAAACTGGACATTAAATGTTGACTCAAATGGCAATAAGGCTTGGGTTAGTCCTGATAGGACACAGTTTAAGGAGGTCAAATAATGGCATTTGATCTAGCTTCTGCTCGTCCTGTTGGACAAAGCGAGTCAATGACTGGTAAAGAGGTCGTTACTCAGGCCGTTAAGACTTTCCCTAGTTCGCTGAAAAACGTATTAATGGGAACCTATGAGGCGGTTACTAGCCCATTGCAGACTGGCAAGACTATCTTAGATATTGGTGCTGGTGCTTTGCAAAATGTATTGCCTGAGAGCGTTGTTCAAGCCATTGGTGAGGACAAAGCATCTAGGGAAGTTGCTAATAAAGTTGGGCAGATGTATGTGCAGCGTTATGGTGGCGTAGAGCAAGCTAAACGCACTATCGCTAACGATCCTGCTGGATTTCTATCGGATGTTTCTGCTGTGCTAACTGGTGGTAGTGCTGCTGTTCCTAAGTTGGGTAAAGCAGCATCGATGGTTGATCCTCTATCGCTAACTGCAAAGACTGTAGGAACCGTAGGTAAGGCTGTAGCTCCTGTCTTGGGCATGACTACTGGTGCTGGAACAGAAGCTATTAAACAGGCTTATAAGGCTGGTCGTGAGGGTGGTACTGCTGCTGAACAGTTCAGGTCAAACATTACTGGTACTGCGCCAATGACTGATGTTCTGGATATGGCAAAGCAGAATCTTGCCAACATGAACCAAGCTAAACAGGCTCAGTATCGCTCTGGCATGGTCAATATCAAGGGTGATAAGACCGTACTAGACTTCAAAGGTATCGATCAGGCAGTACAAACGGCTCAGAATAAAACATCTTACAAAGGTAAGGTTGTTAATGAGCGTGCCTTTAATGAGCTTGAGACAGTTAGAAACATTGTTGATGATTGGAAAGCTCAGAACCCTGCTGATTTCCATACACCAGAAGGTCTTGATGCGTTAAAGCAAAAGATTGGCGATGTTTTAGAGAATATCCCTTACGAACAGAAGCAAGCTAGAGCAGCAGTTGGTGGTGTTTATGACTCTGTAAAGTCAGAGATTACTAAGCAAGCTCCTACTTATGCCAAGGTGATGCGTGAGTATTCTGAAGCGTCAGAACTCATTAAAGAGATTGAAAGATCATTGTCGCTAGGTCAAAAAGCTAGTGCTGATACTGCTACTCGTAAGCTACAGTCATTGATGCGTAAGAACGTCAATACAAACTTTGGTCAGCGTGTAGCTTTAGGTAAAGAGCTAAGTGCTGCTGGTGGAGATATTTTCCCTGCTTTGGCTGGTCAATCATTAGCTGAATTGACTCCTATGGGCATCCAAAGAGCTACATCTTTAGGTACTGCTGCTGGTGCTTTCTCAGCAGGTGGTGTTCCATTAGCCACAGCGTCATTGCTTGCATCATCTCCTAGACTAATGGGTGAGGCTGCTTACGGTGCTGGTTTATTGTCTCGCGCACCTTGGGCAGTAGAGCAAGTTATCCCACAAGCATTTGACCCTAGAGCATATAACATTATGTATCAAGCAAATCGCGCTAAAGGTAAGTAATCATGCCAAAGACAAAGATCAGCGAATTTAGTGCCACAGCAGCTAATAATACCGATATTGACGGTATTAACATTGCTGAAGGTTGTCCACCATCGACTATCAATAATGCTATTCGTGAGTTAATGGCACAGTTGAAAGACCAGCAAGCAGGTACGTCTGGCGATAACTTTACTGTAGGTGGTGACCTGAGTGTTTCAGGTAACGTCACGCTAACTAATGCCTTACCTATTGCTCAAGGTGGTACAGGTCAAACTACGGCTAGTAATGCTATCAATGCACTAATGCCTAGTCAGACGAGTAACTCAGGTAAATACCTAACAACTAATGGCGTTAGTGTTTCATGGGGTACTGTGACACCGGGAAGCGGTACGGTTACTAGCGTTGCAATGACATCTAACTTATCAGGGATAACTATCGCTGGTACGCCTATTACGTCTAGTGGCACGTTGACCCTTAATGGTACGTTAAACGTCGCTAATGGTGGTACTGGTGTAGCAACACTATCTACTGGTGCTGTTCTCGTTGGCAATGGAACAAGTGCGATTAGTTCTATTGCTCCGGGTTCTAACGGTCAGGTTCTAACGTCTAACGGTTCATCTTGGTCATCGTCTGCATTGCCTACGGCTTCTGCTACGGTTTCTGGAGTAGTAACAACAGGTAGCCAGAACTTTGCTGGTGCTAAGACGTTTGATACGGGTATTGTCTCGCCTAACGGTTATAACTTTACGTCAACAGGCAACTCGATCTACTGGACTGGCTCCGTAATGGAGGTATATATCAGTTCAACAATGAAGTTTTTTGTTGGCTCGTCATCGGCTGGATTTAGCATTTCAGACGTTCAGAAGGTCGGTGGTGGTTCGTTTAACTCGTACTCAGACTCGCGTTATAAGCAGGATATTTCTGCATACGGTAAGGGTCTAGCTGAGATTAAGCAGGTTGAGCCTAAGAACTATCGTTATACCGCTGAATTTATGAAGTCTGATAGCCCATCACAGCAGTTTGTTGGGGTAATCGCGCAGGAACTAGAAGGTACTGCCTTTGCTAATTGTGTAAAAACTGACAACAATGGGTTTAAGATTGTAGATACTTCAGAACTCACGTTTGCTCTGATTAATGCAGTAAAAGAGATGAGCCAACGTATTGAACAGCTTGAGGCTAGAAATGGTTGACGTACCTAAGATTTCAGCAGCGGCGACTTACGGCGGATCAGTTTCCGCCGTCTTTTTTGGACTGACTGCTAACGAATTTGCTGCACTAGGTGGTCTAGCAATAGGTATTATCGGATTGATAATTAGCACTTGGTACAAGCATCAGCATTTGAAGATAGCCAAAGAGAATCAAAAGGCTAATTCGGAGGAATAAATTGATCCGCTAACGTTACTTGCTGCTGCTAATGCTGCGGTTGCTGCTGTAAAGAAAGGCTGTCAACTTTACAAAGAGATCAAGGGTGCGGCAGGTGATGTTAAGGATGTGCTGGATGATCTGAAGGCACAGTATCAGAAGATTGTTGACCCTACTCCGGTACAAAAGCAGCAGTACCATGCTGAAGTCCAGCGGGTTCAAGAAATAGCCAAGGCTGACCCTAACGATGTGTTTACGGACATCGGTAACCAGCTAGGCGCATTGATGGATGCTTATGACTCTATCAGTAAGCTATTCCTCAAGGAGCAGTTAGAAGCCAAGCAGGTCTATAAGGGTGAAGAATCGATAGGTAGGAGAGCATTAAAGCGGATATTGATTACTTCTCGGCTTGATGCGATGTTAGCTGAGATACGCGAAACGATGGTTTACAAGGCTCCACCAGAGTTAGGGGCATTGTGGAGCAAATTCGAGGAGATGTGGCAGCGTATCGTCAAAGAGCAAGAAGAAGCTCACGCAGAAGAACTTAGGCTAGCTCAGATAGCATCATGGCGACGAAGAAAAAGGATAGCGGAAATCAAGTCAAAGGTGGCGTGGGTTTCAGCAGTAGTTTTCGTAGTTCTATGGGCGGTGGGTCTAATGTGGCTGACGACAAAAAGCGCGACGATGAGAATGTCCCTTGGTCATTGATTGTAGTCGTAATGGCTGTATTACTGATGTTCTTTATCGTAATGCCTATCTTAGCCTTCATGTACTACGATATGTACTATGCGACACAAGCTGCTGTCAACGAAGTTAGGAAGATGCAACAGTTAAGGCGAGAAATTCTGATTGAGAGGATGTATCGTGATTGACCGTAATGCTTGGAAAAAGTTTATTCCTCACTCAAAGTATCCTGACCAGTGGTATGAGGCTTTGTTTGGCAAGCAGACAGAACTAGGTGGTAAGTCTCTCCTAGAAGAATACGAAATAACGACTCCGAACCGTATAGCCTCATTCCTAGCCCAATGTCATCACGAATCAGGTGGATTTGTGTGGCTAACGGAGAACCTGAACTACTCTGCTTCAGGACTTCTTAAAGTATTCCCTAAGTATTTTCAGACTGACTCACAGGCTAAGTCTTACGCTAAACAGCCGGATAAGATCGCTAATTACGTTTATGCGAATCGTATGGGTAACGGTGATGAAGCCTCCCAAGATGGCTCAAAATTCAAGGGCAGAGGTCTAATTCAGCTTACCGGCAAGGATAACTATTTCTGGTTCGCTGCTAGCCTAGAGATGACTCCTGAACAAGCCTCAGAGTACACACAGACGTTTGAAGGTGCTGCTCAGTCTGCTTGCTGGTTTTGGGAGACTAATAAGCTCAATCGATTCGCTGATACCGGAGACTTGAGAGGTATGACAAAGGTAATTAACGGTGGTCACAAGGGAATGGAAGATAGAGAGGCTCAGTATGCGCGTGCTTTACGTTTGCTTGGTGCTTAGTCTGTTTGGATGCGATAGGTTCCGTTATCCTTGCCAAGACCCTGAGAATTGGGAAACTAAACAATGCAAAAGACCATATTGCGCTGTTACCGGAACCTGTCCAGACCAGCTAATGAAGCCAGAGGAAATTAAGGATGAACCCGTTAAAGTTAATCAGCCAGTTTCTTGCCCTGACGCAGGAACAGCACGATGCGGTAATTAAGTTTTGTATCGCAGTAACTTTCTGCTGTACGGTCATTATCATGGTCGGAGTGTCACTCTATAGTGTTGTATTTGTGACACAGCCTATGAATGGCATGGCTCCGGCAGATAAGCAGTTTTTCCTAATCCTGAGCGATATGAGCAAGTACATTCTTGGCTCATTAGCGACGTTATTGGCGGTCAAGGGTAAGGATGCTATAGCTCCGTTTGTGCCACCCGGACTATCTACAGCAGCAGAACGTGAGGATAAGCCGACTCCTAAAGTACCTACAGTTAGCCCACAACCTGCTAGGATGGAGCCAACGATTACGTCGTATAACCCTAAAGCAGCACCGGAACAACCACCACACCCGGAGATCACATGATTGCACTCACATTACGAATGGTTGGAACTGTCGTTCTTAGTCTTTTACTTGTGTTTAACATTCACGCTGGCGAGACAAAGAAGGTCTGTCACGTTGAGAAAAGACAAGGCAAGGAGAAAGAAGTTTGCCGCGAGGTTAAAGTCCACAAGAAACTTGATGGCACTAAAGTCCCGCCGAAATGAACCCTTACGTCATCATTGGCGTTGTAGTAGCCATAGGCGTTGCAGGAGCCGGAGGTCTGTATCAAGGACACCAGCTAGGCAAGGCTGAGGTACAACAGGCTTGGGATAAAGAGAAAGCCGAGCAATATGCTCAGTATGCTAAGGCTCAGGAAGAAGCTAGGGCTAAGGAGCAGGAACTACAGTCTAACGCTGACAAGTTAAGGAGAGAGAAAGATGCGGAAATCAGGAATATTACTGCTCGGGCTAATGCTCTCTCTAACAGCTTGCAGCAGCGTCAAACCCGCCCCACCGAAACAGGTTCCTTGTCCAGTTCCACCGGCACTAGATCGAGTGGCTGTACCGCAAGAGAGCTTTTTAGAGAGGACGCAGAAGTGGCTGTCCGGTTCGCTAGAGAAGCCGATGAACTCAGAACAGCCCTTACCCAATGCTACGCCCAATACGAAGCCCTAACGCGATAACTTCTGATAAAGAAATCTCTGGGACTCGTCAGCGATCTGTGCGGCTGTTTTAATCATCTGGTCATAGGTCTGACCACCACCCCTAGCTATCAAGCCTCCTAGAGCCGCTGAGAAAATCATTTCCCAATGGTCTTTCCGTTCTAGCAACTTTAATGGTGGTGTATTTATAGGCTCTTGCCACTTAGGATCATCAGGATTCTTTCTAGGTCTGCCCATTTCGTTCCTCTTGGATTAGTTGAAATTTGTTGCGTATTGATTGTGGTAAAAATGGTCTTAAATCTGGTGGTAACAAAACATCAATTTCCTTTAACCCGTTAATAAATGCAATATTCGCAACTACATTTACTAAATCTTGATCTGATTTGTTCATGGCAATTGAAAAAGCCGTTTAACTGATGCTGATGGCGTAGGTTTACCAGATAAGTTCCGGTAAATACTCGGTGATTTATGCTCTACGCAGGACTTACATATCCATCTGGTAGTGCCTCGAAGATGTTTAGTTATCC